TAAGTTTGTCTGGTGGTAGAAAATATGTCATACTAGATGAGGCTGATTATTTAAATCCTAATAGTACACAACCTGCTCTTAGAAACTTTATGGAAGAGTATAGTTCGAACTGTGGATTCATTCTTACTTGTAATTTTAAGAATAGAATTATACAACCATTGCATTCTCGTTGTAGTGTAATAGACTTTAAGATCAATGGAGATGCACCACAGTTAGCATCAAAGTTCTTTAGACGTGTTGAAGTTATCTTAAATAAAGAAGGAATTACATATGATAAAAAAGCAGTAGTAGAACTTATAACAAAGTTCTTTCCAGACTATAGAAGAGTACTAAATGAGTTGCAAAGGTATAGTGTATCTGGATCTATTGATAGTGGAATACTAACTAACTTATCAGATGAAAATTTTAAAGAGCTTGTTAAACATTTAAAGAATAAAAATTTTACTGATATGAGAAGATGGGTTGCTAGTAACTTAGATAATGAACCTGTTGTATTGTTTAGAAATATATATGACAATGCTTCTCATGTAATGAATAAAAGTTCTATACCTCAATTAGTATTAACTATAGCTGACTATCAATATAAAAGTGCCTTTGTAGCTGACCAAGAAATAAATATGGTTGCATGTTTAACACAATTGATGGCTGAATGCGAATGGGTATAAAAAAAGTTGCAGTAGTAGGTAATGGAGTTGCTGGTATAACAACAGCTTACTTTCTTGCTAAGAAAGGTATTGAAGTTGATATCTATGATAGGAATAAAGATGTAGCACATTATCCTGCATGTAGTTATCAGAATGGTGGCCAACTATCTGTAAGCAATTCTGAAGTATGGAACACGTGGGATAATGTCTTTCGTGGTATGGGATGGTTGTTTAAAAAAGATGCTCCCCTTGCATTAAGACCTGACATTATTAGTTGGGATAAAATTAAATGGCTAGCTGGCTTTGTTGGTGCAACAATAACAAATAGCTATGAAAAAAATACTCGTAAGACAATCCAGTATGCTTTAAGATCAAGAGAGTTACTTTTAGAACTTGAGGATGAGATTGGTATAAAGTATGACCAACAAAAATGTGGCATAGCTCACATCTATCGTAATGGTGCATCATACAAACATGCACTGCATAACATACAAAGATTTCAAGATACAGGATGGGATGTAAAAGACTATCCAGTAGAAAAATTATCTAACTTAAAAACAAATGGCATAGTAGGAGCTACTATGTGTGAAGATGATTTTATTGGTGACATCAATTTCTTTTGTACTGAACTATACAATCATATGAAAGCAAAGTATGCTGTAACAAAGTATGAGAATAATGTGACACAATATCAAAATAATGAACCTGGTAACGTAGGTTTAGATACTTTAGCTAGTCGGTATGATGAAGTAGTGGTTGCTGCTGGAGCATGGACTAGTTAACTTGTACCACAGTGTAACATATATCCTATTAAAGGTTATACAGTTACAGTATGGGATGAAAGTATAAGTGCACCAAAGTATTCTATAATAGATGATGGCAAGAAAATTGTTACCTCTACATTTGATCATGGAAGATTTAGAGTAGCAGGCACAGCTGAACTAGCTGGATTTGAAAATGGAGAACCATGGCCTAGATTAAATCCATTACTAGATTGGATAAAAGATTATACAAACATTGAATATGATGGACTAGCTCCACACTCATGCTTCAGACCTATGACACCAGACATGTTGCCTATAGCAAAGAAAGTAGGTAATGTATGGGTTAATAGTGGAGCAGGTCATCTTGGCTGGACTTTAAGTATGGCATTAGCAGAACAGATAGGTAACAAATTATGAAGAATAAAATAAAAAGAATACATGTCAACATGCACCATATAAGATACAATAAAAAGAATGAAGATAAGAAGCCTGTGATAACTTGTAAGACAGGTGGAAAAAATATCTATGGTGATAGAGTTAAAATTATGGGACCAAGTGAAGTTATATACAGTCCTGATAAACCATTGTCATGTGGAGCTAAAGTATGGGTTGAGACTCATAGTGAAGTTCTAATTACATGAAGCCGTTTGATTATATAAACTCAATCAATTATAGTAAAAAGAATCTTATGAGGAACTCAGACAATGATGAGTTAGCTGAGTCTGGTTACGTACCATTCCTAACTAATAGATCCCTGTCATATTTCACTGATACATTATTTTATGCCAATGAAGTAAACCAATTTCACCATACAGATCACAAACTCCAATACGAGTATCTCCTAAATAGTGTCAGACCAAAAAAAAGGTTTGCGAAATGGGTTAAGACTATGGATAGTGATGATTTGGAAATGGTTAAATTATATTATAACTACTCTACAAAAAAAGCACTTCAGGCTATAGCCATCTTAACCCCTTCAGAACTTGACCACATAACTAGAAAAGTTACTAGGGGAATAAAACATGAGCATAATTGATACAATGGTTGAGGTTGGCCTCAAAGAAGAAGAAGACTTTCTTAAAGTAAGAGAAACCCTTACTCGTATTGGAGTAGCCTCCCGTAAAGAAAAAACACTTTATCAGAGCTGTCATATTCTCCACAAGCAAGGAAAATATTATATTGTACATTTCAAAGAGCTCTTTGCCCTTGATGGCAAACCAACTAACTTCTCAGATGAAGATACAGGTCGAAGAAATACAATAACAAATTTATTAGTAGAGTGGGGCTTGATAACTATTAATGATATCAACTCTACAGCTGAACCAATCACACCTCTCAGTCAAATTAAAATAATATCACACAAGGAGAAAAGTGAATGGAACCTTGTGGCGAAATATAATATAGGAAAGAAAAAATAATGGGATTATTTAACTGGTTTAGATCAAAACCTACTGTACAACCAAAGAAAAAAATTATATCAAAAGTATCTATGATGAACTTAACTAAAGATCAATTAGAACAAATAGGTAGAGAAAATGGTGTTGAATTAGACAAACGTAGGACTAAACAAAAACTAATTGAAGTATTACATAAAAAACTTATAAAGAATTCAAAAAAGTAATAGCTCATATACTAAAAGCTGTTGACTTCTTAGTGCGGAATGCAGATATATATTAGTGAGGTTGCCTTATGGAATCTCACTAATATTAACTCGCTTTAAAAGGAGAACAACAATGGTTTTACATAACCTAAATTTCGACCCATTCCATTCACGCACTGTAGGCTTTGAAAAGATATTCGATCGCTTAAGCCGGATCGCTGAATCAGAAGTCCATACACCTTCCACTTATCCCCCATACAATATCCACCGCAAAGGTGATGATAAGTTTGACATTGAAATTGCTGTCGCAGGTTTTCAAGAAGAGGAACTAGACATTGAGTTTAAAGATAACGAACTTACCATTGAGGGTAAGAAAAAAGAAGACAAAGAATCAGATTACGTCCACAAAGGTATCGCTAATAGGAGCTTCAAGAAAGTCTGGCACCTTGAAGACCACACAGAAGTTGTCGGAGCAGAACTTGAAAACGGATTGCTCTGTATCACTTTGGAAAAAATTATTCCTGAAGAACTAAAAGCCAAGAAGGTAAAAATTAATAAGAGACAAGAACGACGAAGTAGCAAGGAGCTCTTGCAAGAGGGCAAAGCATAATCCATTCAAAGGGCTCTTCGGAGCCCTTTTTTTATGTTGACTACCAATTAGAAATGTGTGATGGTAGACTCAAATATGAAGGAGCAAATTATGAACATAAAAACATTAAGAGAACAATTAGAAATAGATGAAGGAGTTAAGTATGATATTTACAATGATCATCTCGGGTACCCTACTTTTGGTATCGGTCATTTGGTTATTAAGTCTGACCCAGAAAATGGACAAAAGGTTGGGACTTCCGTCTCGAGAGAGCGAGTTCAAGAAGCATTCGAAACCGACGTTCTATCTGTAATAAAAGATTGTGATAAATTATATAATGACTTTGATGAGTTGCCTGAAGAGGTACAACAAATTATAGCGAACATGATGTTTAATATGGGTAGAACCAGATTAAGTAAATTTCGCGGTATGAAAAGGGGTGTTGATGCTAGGGATTGGGATGCTGCTGCTGATGAGATGGTTGACAGTGCCTGGTATAGACAAGTTACTAATCGAGCTGATCGTTTGGTCCAAAGAATGAGAAGCATAACCTAGGAGAACTTAAATGTTTCCTTATACTGAAGAGGAAGCCGACTGGCTTTCGGGTAGGTAGGTTATAAGGGGTGGACATAAAGTCTGCCCCTTGGTGGTAATACCAGTACAAATAAAATCCAGCAAATATAAATAAATTTGTCCGGTATAAAAAATTTAATTAAGATAAATATATGCTATGAGATACATTTACAATATGACTCGTGATATTTCATAAATTTTTAATCAAACAAGGAGAAATCTATGTATAGATTTAAAAGCGTTCTTATTGGAATGCTATCAATAGCTTTGATAGGAATGTTATTTTCATGTTCCGAAGAAGCTGAAGCTGCTACACTTGAAGAAAGAGTAGACGCATTAGAATCCAAAGGGACTACAAACTGGCCACAGCTTACTGGCACAATTCAATACGATATGGGTATGTACTCAGATGATCTTGCAGCAGCAAATTTATCTGACGACGTAAAATTTAGACGTGTTAGATTAGGTACAGCAGGTGATGTAGATGGTTGGGGCTATAAACTAGATATAGAAGTATCTGGTACAGCTACACTTAAAGATGCATACATTACTAGAACAATAGGTGAGCTATGGGGAATAGAAATAACAACTGGAAACCATAAAGCACCAACATCAATAAATGAAAACACCGCACCTGAAAATATAACATTTATGGAAAGAGCAACTCCATCTAATATTTCAGCAAGCGAAATGGGAGGACGTAGACTAGGCACTAGTGCTATATTAAATGTCCCTAACATATTTGTACAAGGTGGTATATTTGGAAACGAACATGACAGTACTGCAACTAACCAATGGTCTTGGAATACAAGAGCAATGGTTACTATAGGTGATGGTATAGGAGTAGGTGGTTCATTTGCTCAACTTACAGACTTACAAGGATCAACTGATCATTCAATCACTTATACAGACACTCCAGAGTCAATGATAGATGGTTCTAAATTTAGAAGTACAGGAGCTATAACAACACAAGCAGCTACACACATGGCTGTAAGTGCAATGTTTACTCAAGGACCTATTCATGCTCAAGGTGAATATTTTATGCAGAAACTTGATGTTTCTGATACAGTTGAAAGAAACTTTTCAGGTTACTATGCTCAAGGTGGGTATTTTATAACTGGAGAGAGTAGAACATGGGATCAAAGACATGCAACATGGGATGCAGTAGCACCTAAAGGCAAATGGGCTATAGAAGTTGCTGGTAGATATTCTATGCAAGACTACACAGATGGTACAGCAATTGTTGGTGGTGAACAAACAGCCATGACAGCAGCACTGAACCTTTACAGTGGTCCAGCAAAGATTGGTCTTAATATAATTAAAGTTGAACACGACACAGCAAATGTAGGTGACGATCATACCTTCATTGGGATTCGAACTCAACTAGCATTTTAAACCTTAGGGGCTCTTCGGAGCCCCTTTTTTTTGGAGAAGAGATAATGAAGATAATAATTGGTGCACTGGTCATAGGACTACTACTAATTACACCAACACTAGCAGATGACAATGGTTATAGTACCCTTCCTGGATGGTCTATTGGTTATAAATTTAATTTGGATTTAGATGAAGATAAAGATAGCAAGTTAAGATTGTTTGGAAAGTACAAAGAAAAGGATGGCACCTCATATAAAATGGGATGGGTTAAAAAAACTGGTAC